AGGCTCATGTACCACAGTGATACCAGGTATATACTTTCCAAACTCCACAGAGTGTATGTCTCGTTTGTCTTTATAGTACAGATCATGATTACCAGGAAAGAAGTAGAACTGATCAAACGCTTGTCCCAACTTCTCCAAGGCCCTAAGGCTATAATCCATTGTAGTAATATTAAGGCTATTGCGATTATGATGCCAATCGCCCATAAAGATACCTGTATCACAACCTTCCTCCTTTGCTTTGGCAATATACCAATCTACAAAGTCTTCACAGTCCTGATTGTGTACTGATGAATTGCTCTTGAGACCGAAATGAATATCGGTCATACACGCAACTTTTTTAAATAAGTTTGCCATTATTCTTTAACTCCGTTTTCGGTATCTATAAGATATTGGGCATGATCTCCATTGATTGGATTACCTTTCAACACTAAATGATCGTGCATCGCCATCATAGCATTGGCAAACCACGCAGTCATTAAAGCCTCACTATCAGACTCTACACCATCTTCCGACCATACTGTATACTTTTCAGCAAAGAATTTAGCCCAGGCTCTTGCATCAGGGTTTGTGTGAATAGACATATCGTAGTTGTTCATTTTTCTTCCCATATTTTATAACCATTGTAGAAAACACCTTCTTGTGTTTTTTTAATAATGGTGTTTGCCCATTGATTTGTTAATCTATGGAATTCACTTTTACTTGAATAGTATAACACATTACCGTCTTCCAGTTCAACCTTTAGTTTCTTCGAAACAGCCGCGGCACCTTTAATCGAATTAATCTGATTGCGTTTCTTCATTTCTTCTGGATTTTCCAACTGCCATTTTCTAATCCCTACTGCTTTTGTTTTGGCAATATCTGGATTTGCTTTGTAAAATTTCTTAAGGGTATCCGATTTCTTTTGATAAATTTCGTCAGTATGTAAATGTTTAGTTAATAATTTTCTATCAACTTCAGTAGTTCCTGCCCATTTGATATTTTTATTATAATTACTAAAATGCTCACCTAATGCAGATTTGATTTTGTTTATATCTGCAAGCGATAATAAAGTTAAATCGTATTTTCCTAAACCGTCTCCACCTGGAGTAGAGTTAAGTCCGTTTTTATAAGAATCGTATTGCTTAATGTAATCAATTTCCGATAACGCAAGTTCTCCAATAGACTTAAAGTTATCTTTTAATATTTCAACTACACAATTCTTTATGCCATACATATTCATAGCCTTATGTAATTTTGTTTTACATCTTGTAGTTGCCTCATCGCAATGCTTTTTCCATCGTGATAACTTATAGGACGGTTTAGTATCAAGTCCTATATAAACATTATTATTAACGATAATTTTATAGATAAACATATTTTAATCCAAAGTGTATAGTTTTATTTATACACTTTAGGGTTAAATCATTCTTGATTCTCATCAAATCGTTTAACAGCGGCCGCATGTTCTCCAGCACCAGTACGACTGTAGCTAGGATTCATGCCGTTGATTTCTAAAATATCATCACGAATATTTTGATTGCGTTTTTCAATATTGATAACACGAACAAAACTGTTAGTAACAGCCGCAGTAAAATAAGCAAACGGATTGTCGGATTTGCTTTCGTCAAATTGTAATCCAATCTGTGTTAACTGCAAAATGGCCTGTCCTTTCATTTCGTCATTGTATGTGTAACCGCGAACATTGCCACGGGTTGCATAACGTTCGCACAATTTTAACATCATCCTAGCTAAAGTGTTAGTAATTTGACCAGCATCTTTGTCGAACTTGCCCTTAACCAAATCACCTTTCCAATGACTTTTTCCAACACAAACAAGCTCATCGTTTTCATCAAATTTCCAATGTTGGAATGGCGGGAAATTGACCTTGTCCCTATGGTCTGCTAGACTCTTAGGATTCTTTTTACGAGTATTGTTCAATGGAATATGATCGAATGTCATGACCCTGAATACTACATCTGTTTTTTGAATCTTTTTATAGTCAACTTCACAATCTGCTTGTTTGACTTTTTCACCAGCAGCTTTGCGCCGTTGGTATTCTGCATCTCCAATTCTCTTAGCTCGATTACGTTTGGCTTCTGCTATGCTTCTTATATTGATCTTATCCAAACTAGCAACAATCATGTCATATTGATGATATTCTGGTTGTGTAAAACTGCAATACGAGCTTTTACTTCTATGTATTTCTAACAACATATCCTTGTTGTTTAGGTAATTTACTTTAGTTTGTGTTGGTAAAGTCATCCGTTCTCAGTCCTATAATAGTAACATTATAAACTACGCACTTAATAAAGTCAAATAAATAATATACCAAAAGAGGATTTTATTATGTCATTCGGCGATAGTTTCATACAAACAGCTACCAGTTCACAGAACCTAATAGGTGCAGTGTCGTCTGGCGTAAACACAGCCAGTAGATTAGCCAGTGCTGTATCTACAGCATATAATGGTGACCCAGGTGGCTTTGGTAGCGCATTGAGATCCATTAACTTGCCAGAAGCAGGGGAAGCTGTAGGGGATTTAGTAAGTGCGGTAGCTAGTTTTGGCGGGGATGCTGATCCCGCAGATTGGCGTGTACGTTTAAGTTTAGTCAATTGGACTAGCTTCAAAGGAAGTCCTGTACTTAAACCGTTAAAAGATGCAGGTGGTCTCATATTTCCATACACTCCAACAATTAATATTGCCAGCACAGCATCATATAATAGTATTGATACGACACATACCAACTATTCTTTTAGAACTTTTAAAAATAGTGATCCAGGACAGATATCAATTACAGCGCCTATGAATGTTGAAGATTCAACTCAGGCTTTATATTGGATTGCGGCGGTTCATTATTTACGTAGCCTTACCAAAATGTTCGCTGGATCTGATCCAAAGGCCGGCAATCCTCCTCCAATTGTTATGTTAAATGGTTACGGAAATTATATTTTTAAAAATGTACCTGTTGTAGTACAAAGTTTTAGTACAAGTTTAGATGCTAACTGTGACTATATTGGATGTAATGTTGTCGGTAGTATGGCAGGTGACATACAGGGTGTTAGCGATGCTGTTGGCGGACTAGCTAGTAGCATTGGAGGATCATTAGGCGGAGCCATTCCTGGACTTGGCGACATTGCAGGCGGTATAAGTAGCATAGCTGGTGGTGTAGGACAAGTTGCTGCGCTAGCCGGAAGTCTTGGCCTTGGCGGAACTACTAGCGGCGGAGTAGCTCATGTGCCAACTAAGAGCTCATTTAGTATAACTTTACAACCAATTTACAGCAGAAATAGTGCTCGTAATTTTAGCCTTGATAGGTTTGTTGGCGGCGGGTACCTTAATAATTCATTTGGATATGTATAATGTCAGCACAATATTCTAACACAAGTCCTTGGTATACTACTCCAGTTAAAAATAATTATTTGGATATTTTATCTATACGACCTGTAAGTGCAGAAGTGGATGATTTTCTTTATACAATAGAACCACAGTATGCTTACCGTCCAGATTTATTGTCGTATGACTTGTATGGAACAACACAGCTATGGTGGGTGTTCATGCAACGCAATCTTGATGTTCTTCAAGATCCTATTTTAGATTTCTCTCCAGGAACTCAAATTTATATTTGTAAAAATAGTAGTCTAACTACAGCATTAGGTTTATAATATGTCAGTATTAGATGATATTTCAGGAGCAGTTGATTCAGCAACAACGTCTGTAGGCAATGCTGTTAGTAGTGCTGTTGGAGGTGTAACAAACTTTTTAAGTTCGGGACCTGCCAGTGCGTTATCGTCAATTGGAAATGCTGTTAGCGGAGCATTAAGTAGTCTTGGAACATTATTTTCTCCACTATCGGGTGTTAGTCTTCCTATAAAAAATCCGTTGTTTGCCTATGCTAGTTATGACTATGTATTGGGAATAGCTGTCCTTACAGATGACCAGTTAAACAATCCAGACAAAGGATATATGAGTGGCGTTAAGTTAGAATTAATTTGCAAAAGTGCCAACGCAGATCCTACCAACAGAGTAAAAACACCATTTGGACAGTTTGATTATTTTGTAGATAAACTTGAAATTAATAGTACCATCGGTTTGGAAAAAGGTAATAATACCAATATGATGGACATGAACTTTAATATAACAGAACCATATAGTATGGGTACGTTTATGATGAGTTTGCAACAAGCAGCTTGGGATTCGGGTCATGACAATTATACACAAGCACCATTTTTATTAACTATAGATTTTAGAGGAAATACTGAAACAGGTCGATTGGATAATATTGCAGGAACATCCCGTAGAATTCCTTTTAGATTTAAAGATATTTCTATGACTGTTACTGATGCAGGATCAGTATATCATTGCACAGCATATCCTTGGAATAAACAAGCACTTAGTAGTCACGTTTCTGGTATTAAAACAGATGCAAGTGTTAAAGGAGTAACTGTTCAGGAAGTTTTGCAAACTGGCGAAAAAAGTTTACAAGTGATGTTGAATAAACGTTTGCAACAACTGGTAACTGATAAAGAAGTTGAAGTTGCAGATCAAATATTAATATTATTTCCAACTGATGTTAGTAGTGCTGGCGTAGATAATGCCAAAGGTGATACAGAAGATTCCACAGGTGCTGTAACTACAGGTACCGCAACTAGTGTTGATGCAATCGCAAAACAATTAAAATTAGTAAAAAGTACTATACCAGCAAATAATACTCTAGTACAAGATCCAGCAAATGTAAATCTTATTGGTAAAGCTAAAATGGGTTTTAGTGATACACGTAAAGGTGACCCTCCAGTAGGCAAAGATAGTAAAGTTGTAGTCAACGGAGATGTAATTCGTAGTAACAATACTGTTAATCCACAAACTAGCGATTTGCGTTTCAGCCAAGATACTGATATAACAGTAGCTATTGATGCGGTATTGCTTAACAGTGATTATTCTACAACACAATTACAAGAACAAAATATTGATAAAGCAGGTATGCGTAAATGGTGGCGTGTTGATACTCAAGTTTATACAATCACCGACGATAGAAATTTACAAAGCTCAGGAACAAAGCCTCGAGTGATTGTTTATCGAATTGTTCCGTATGGGGTACACACTAGTAAAACTACAGCACCAAACTCAAAAGCTCCAGGATTTGCTGAATTAGAAAAACAATGTGTCAAAGTATATGATTATTTGTATACCGGAAAAAATGTGGATGTATTGAATTTTAGAATTGAATTCAAAACAGGCTTTGCTGGCAAAATGGGTGCTACTAGTATTAAGCGTACTATTGATAATAAACAACAAACAGAAGCTAGCGGTGCAGACAGTAATGATCAAAATAATTTAAAGTCATTAGATGGTGGTAAAAAACCTGAAAGAAAATTAGGAGTAATACCACAAGCTGTTAATCGATCAAGCACATCATTTGCTGGTGACGGCACAGGCGGTGGTGGTATAGAAGATGAAGGTACACGAGCTGCAAAACAATTCCATGATGCTATTACTAGTGCAGCCGGTATGCTACAATTAGATTTAAAAATAATTGGAGATCCATATTGGATTGCGCAAAGCGGCATGGGTAATTATACAAGCTCTCCTACACAGTATCAAAATTTAAACAAAGACGGTAGTGTAAATTATCAAGGTAGTGAAGTAGATGTTAAGGTAAATTTCAGAACGCCTGTTGATATTAATCAATCTACAGGCTTGTATGATTTTGGTAAAAGTACTAAGAGTGCTCCTGTACTAACTTGGAGTGGTATCTATCAAGTTATTAAAGTTGTAAGTTATTTTGATAACGGACAGTTTACTCAGGTATTAAGCGGTCCTAGAAGAAACGGTCAAGAAATTGACGGAGCAGGTAGTTCATCGGCCACACTAAACACTTCTAACGAGAAGAAAGATCCGGCACCTAAAGATGCCACCGGAGATTAAAAATGGCTGAACATGAATACGAAGAGTACTCGGCATCCCCTAAAACGCCAAAGCCTGGGCCGTTCCTTGCCAGAGTTGTCAGCAATCTTGATCCAACATACATGGGTATATTAGAAGTTGAAATTCTAAAACCAGTTGGCGGATCATCTAGTGAAAGTCAGTTACATCAAGTAAAATATATGAGTCCGTTTTACGGAGTCACTAGTGTACAAGCTAACGGTGAAAACAACGACTTTGCTGACACACAAAAAAGTTATGGTATGTGGATGGTGCCACCTGATGTTGGTGTTACTGTAGTTGTTATTTTTATTGACGGTGATCCTAAACGCGGTTATTGGATTGGTTGTGTTCAAGATGAAAATATGAATTTTATGGTTCCTGGGATTGCGGCCACTGAAAGTGTAGTTGAAAATCCAGATCCAGATAATCAAGGTCGCAATGGTCGTGTTCCTGCAGCAGAATATAATAAAAAAATAGAAGACAACAATAGTCCAGGCGATCCTGATAAGAATTTTAAACCAGAACATCCTTTTACTAAAATGTTAACACATCAAGGTTTAGTGTTAGATGACACTAGGGGTATTACAACAAGTAGTGCTAGACGTGAAAGTCCTAGTAATGTATTTGGTATTAGTACTCCAGGTCCGTTGGATAAAAAAGGAAAAAAAGTTAAAAGCGGTAAAGCCGAGTGGTTAGCAGATACATTTATTAGTAGACTTGGCGGAAGTTCTTTTGTCATGGATGACGGTGATGCAAACTGGTTAAGAAAAACCGCGCCCACAGACGGACCACCAGATTATGCCAGTATTGATGCAAGTGAAACTGACGGTGATGTAGGACTACCGGCTAATGAATTAATTAGAATTCGAACTCGAACAGGTCATCAAATTTTATTGCATAACACAGAAGATTTGATTTATATTGGTAATAGTCGTGGAACTAGTTGGATAGAATTAACTAGCGATGGCAAGATAGACATTTATGCTCAGGATAGCATTAGTGTACATACTGGTAATGATTTAAACTTTTATGCTGACCGTGATATTAACATGGAAGCAGGTCGTAATTTTAATCTTAAAGTTGCCGAAAGACACCAAACTGAAGTTGGTAAAAATAAAATTTGTATTGTAAACGGTAATGTTGCTATACAAGTAGATGGCACACAAGATGAAACTATTTCAGGTGCTGTAAAAGAATCTTTTGGAGCAACATGGGATGTTACTACTGGCGGACAAACTAATATGACTATTGGTGGCGGTTTAGATGTTAATACTAGCGGAGCAAACAAACTTACATCAGGCGGCGATATGGCGATTTCCGCCGCCAATACTACTATATCAGGCGGCAATATTAATTTTAACGGCCCTGCAGCTGCAACAGCAGGATCTGCATCTGCAGCAACCGCTCCAGACCCATTGCCTACAATAGATAATCCAACAGATGTTGATGGAACTACTATTACTAGTATTTTAGCTCGTATTCCAACAGCTGAACCTTATCCACATCATGAAAATTTAGATGCTACGATGTTTAAACCTAGTGCTACTGATAGAGAAGCTGCTACAGCTATTCCGGTGCCTGATGCTTGGAAAACATATTCGCTATCAATGGACACATTCTTAAAAGGAAATTAATATGGCTACAAGTTTACACACTAGAACAACCATAGAGCAAACTAAAACTACTCCTCAACGTACAGTACAGCGTTATAGGGGATTCAGTACAGTAAGCACCGCCACTAAAAATTTTGCCTTATATGATTTTGAATTAATTAAACAAGACTTATTAAATCATTTTTATGTCAGACAGGGCGAACGTTTAATGAATCCAACTTACGGAACCATTATTTGGGACGTATTATTTGAGCCTTTAACAGAAGAAATAAAGAATCTTATACTACAAAATGTTAATCAGATTTTTAATAGTGATCCTCGTGTGCAAGCAGGAAATATTGTGATTACACCCTACGATCAAGGCCTACAAATACAATGTACACTAACATATTTGCTGTATAATTTGCAGGAAGCCTTACAATTAAAGTTCGATCAAGACAACGGATTGTTACTTACACAATAAACTACCCACATAATTTTATTCGATAAATATCATTATTAGGACATATTATGAGCTCAACGGATAGACTAAACAACCTGTTAGTCAGCGAAGACTGGCAGAAAATTTATCAATCATTTAAGAACGCAGACTTCCAAAGTTACGATTTTGATAACTTGCGTCGTACAATGATTGACTATATCCGTACTAATTTTCCTGAAGATTTTAACGATTACATTGAGTCAAGTGAATACCTTGCCCTTATCGATCTTATAGCGTTCGTGGGCCAAAGCATAGCTTTCAGAGTTGACTTAAATGCCCGTGAAAACTTCTTAGAGCTAGCAGAACGTCGTGATAGTGTATTACGTTTAGCACGTTTAATCAGTTATAATGCCCGTAGAAACACAGCCGCCAAAGGCTTATTAAAAGTAAACACCGTTCAAACGACAGAAGTATTATACGATAGCAACGGTCGTAATTTAGCAGGACAGTTTATCAGTTGGAATGATCCAGCTAACGCTAACTGGTACGATCAATTTATCAAAGTTATAAATGCTGCCCTTCCACAAACACAGCAATTTGGAAGTCCTGTGGATCAAGCAACGATTTACGGAGTGCCAACCGCTCAGTATAGATTTAACGCTAACAACACAGATATTCCAATTTATACTTTTACTAAAACTATTGCTGGCCGCAATATGGTATTTGAAATTACAAGTACTACATTTAAAGGACAGCCGTACATTTACGAAGAACCACCAAAGATTGGCAACAGCATTGCCTGTGTTTATAGAGATGACGGTCACGGAGCCGGAAGTCCAGGCACAGGTTTCTTCTTTAATTTTACACAAGGTATATTAAATCAAGGAACATTTAATGTTTCAGTACCAACTAGTAATCAAGTAATTGATATTAATACTCAAAATATTAATAATTCAGATGTATGGTTGTACGGTTTAAATCAATCAACAAATCTTGAAAGCACATTATGGACTCAAGTGCCCGCATTAACAGGCAATAACATTATCTATAATAGCTTGAACAGTAGTGTGAAGGACATTTATAGTGTAATTACAAGAGCCAGCGATGCTATCAGTTTAAGTTTTAGTGATGGTACATTTGGTAATTTGCCTCTTGGTAATTTTAGAATTTATTATCGAGTTAGCAACGGCTTAACATATTCTATCAATCCTGGCGATATTATTAATGTTATTATAAACATTCCTTATATCAGTCAAAGTAATAAAGCAGAAACATTATCAGTTAGTTTGAGTTTAGCCACAACAGTATCTAATGCTGCAACAACTGAAACTAACGCTAGTGTTAAAACTAATGCTCCTCAAACATACTATACACAAAATAGAATGATTACAGGTGAGGATTATAATATTAATCCTCTAAGTGCAACTACAAAAGTAGCAAAAGTAAAAGCTGTCAATAGAACAAGTAGCGGTATTAGTCGATATTTTGACTTAGTAGATCCTACAGGAAAATATTCTAGTACTAATATATTTGCCGATGATGGTATTTTATATAGAGAACCTTTTACCACTAGTGTAAACTTTACCTATGTAACACAATCTGATATTCAAGGTGTTATATACAATACAATTTATGATATTTTAAACACACCAAGTCTAAGAGATTTTTATTATACAAATTTCGTTGATTTTTTAACAAGTAGTTTAAATGTATCCTGGTATAGTGTGACTACTGATAGCAACACCAGCAGTGGTTATATCGGTACTTTTAATAATCCTTATAAAGTTTCATCTTTCACTTATACTGATTTGCGCTATCTTACTCCACAAAGTTTAATCAAATTTACAGCACCAACTGGTTATCACTTTGATAAAAATGACGGTAACAAATTAAAACCAAATCAATCTCCTTCTAACCCAACAGGAACTTCGTTCTATATCTGGGCAGAAGTAGTTAGTGTATCAGAAGACGGTACTGGAAACGGTACTGGAAAAACTGTAGCTGGCAATGGACCGATTGTATTAAATCGTAGTATACCAACACGATATTATGCTGATGGCACAGTGGAAGCCGCGCCAATTGCTAATCAAATTATTCCTAAATTTACTACAACTATCAGTAGTTCTGTAATTACAACTATGGTAGATTTAATTTTAGAAAATAAACCATTTGGATTACGCTACGATGTGTCTACACAAAGTTGGCAAATTATTTTTGAACAAAGCCTAAACAAGACTGGTCCATTTAGTCTTGCTAATCAAGGTAATACATCTGCTTTAAATCTCGACTCTAGCTGGTTCTTGTTATTTGATACTAATAACGAATATTATACAGTTACTAGTCGTCAGTTACGATATGTATTTGAAAGTGATCAAGATGTAACTTTCTACTTTGACACTAATGTTAAAATTTATGATACTATTTCAAGTAATACTATTACCGATACTATTAAAGTTTTAAGTGTAAATCCTGACTCTTTAAATTTAAATAAACCTTATACAGAAGATATTTCTTGGCAAGTTGTTAGCGAATATGTAGGGCAAGATGGATATATAGATCCTACTAAGATTGTTATTAGTTTTGCTGATACTAATAATAATGGTGTAGTAGACAATCCTCAATTGTTTACTGACATTGTTAATAATACATATATTGTTCAACAAAAATATTCTATTAGTAATGGCCAAGAAGATTACAAGTATGTTTATAATAACCCAACCGATCTAAATGTTGGACCCGTAATTTTTACAACTTCTACAGGCTTTAGCGATTTAAATTTAATAGACGGTCAGTATTTGTATTTTACTGATACACAAGTAGTTACGCAGTATACTTCAACATCTGTTAATCCTATTCCAACTTTAGATTATAAAGTATACACCGGCCGCGACAAATTAAAATTCCAATATGTTCATAGTGCAGATTATGATAGTCGTATAGATCCAGGTTCAAGTAATATTATGGATGTATATGTGTTGACGTCAGATTATGATTCACAGTTTAGACAATGGCTAGTTGGCAGCAATGTTACTGAACCGCTACCTCCAAGCAGCGATGAGCTAAACAATTTATTAAGTCCAACTCTTAATTTAATTAAATCTATCAGCGACGAAATAATTTATCATCCAGTTACATATAAACTTTTATTTGGACCAGCTGCCGATCCTAGTTTACAAGCAACGTTTAATGTTATGGTAAATCCAAATAGTGCTGTATCAAATGCTGACATTCAAGCCCGTGTGTTATCTGCAATAAACACATTCTTTGCCCTTGAAAATTGGAACTTTGGAGACACATTTTATTTTTCAGAACTAAGCACGTACATTATCAATCAACTAGCACCCGATGTTATAAATTTTGTAATTGTTCCAGTACAAACTAATCAATACTTTGGTAGTTTGTTTGAAATTCAGTGTCCAAGCAATCAAATATTTGTTAGCTGTGCAACTACATCTAATATTGTAATTGTATCAGGATTAACTAACACAAATTTAAAAACAGTAACAGGTACAGCTTTGAACTCATTTACAACTAGTCAAAATATTATCAGCGCAAACTACGGAGTAACTAATGGCTAATGCTAATAACCCAACAGGTATCACAAGCCCTAGTTTAAACTTATTACCAAAGTATTTTCAAACTCCGGCAAATAAAAAGTTTTTACAAGCAACAATAGACCAGTTATTCCAACCAGGTAGTGTTACAAAAACTAGCGGATTTATCGGAAGAGAAAATGCAAAAGCTGCTATAGGCACTGACAATTATATTTCAGCTGCAGATACAACACGACAAAATTATCAACTAGAGCCAGGTATTACTATTAGAGATAGTCTTGGTAATGTTAAATTCTTTAAAGATTACATTGACTATATTAATCAAATTGGCGTCTTTGGCGGTAATACAAAGAGTCACCAACGCTTAAATTCACAAGAATTTTACAGTTGGGATCCGCATATCGATTGGGATAAGTTCGTTAATTTTCAAAATTATTATTGGTTGCCGTACGGTCCAGAAGTTATTAAAATTTATGGACAGCAAGAAAAAATTTCTAGTACTATCTCTGTAGAATTACAAAATGAAGGAGCAAATAATCAGTATGTGTTTACTCCTGATGGATTCACACCTGATCCAATACTTAAAATTTATAAAGGTCATACTTATACATTTGTAATCAATAGTCCAGGTAATCCTTTTAGTATTAAATTATCTCGATCTATTGGTTCCATTGATAGATATATTAATAGAAACATTGATAACTATGCGGTAACTGATGGAACAATAACTTTTACTGTGCCGCTAGATGCACCAAGTATACTATATTATCAAAGTGAAACAGATATCAATCTTGGTGGTAGTATTGAAGTTTTTAGCATTGATGAAAATAGCTTTATCGATGTTGAAAAAGATTTTCTTGGAAAACAAACATACAAATTAACAGACGGTACCGCTATTAGTAACGGTATGAAAGTAAGTTTTGGTGGTAATGTTACACCTGCTAGTTACGGAAAAGGTGAATATTATGTTGATGGTGTAGGTACAGCAATACGTTTAGTACCAACTAGTGTTTTAGAAATTATCACACCTTATACTATTGAACAAACTTCTGCATTTGATAGCACACCATTCGAATCTGAACCATTTAGTGATGCTACTGGCTATGCCAGCGTACAAGACTATATCACTATTAACAGAACAAGTCGAGATCACAATCCTTGGTCAAGATATAATCGTTGGTTCCACCAAGATGTAATTAAAGCAAGTTGTGCTTATAACAACATTGCACCTGAGTTAGATCAAAAAGCTAGAGCAACACGACCAATTATTGAATTTGTTTCAGATTTAAAATTATTTAATTTTGGTACACAAGCCATAACAGATGTAGATTTAATTGATAATTTTACAGTAGACGTATTTTCAACCATAGAAGGAAGTAGTGGTTATAATATCGACGGCGTTGATCTAGTACAAGGACATAGAATTTTAGTTACAGCTGATATTGATCCATTAGTTGTTAATAAAGTTTACGAAGTAACTTTTGTAGATCTGCGTCATTTAAATTCTGGTAGTAAACAAATTCATTTAGTAGAAGCTGAAACTCCTACCGTTGGACAAACAGCTATAATTAAATCTGGTAAAACTTATTATAGCCAAATGTTCTGGTTTAATGGAACAACTTGGGTAGAAGCACAACAAAAAACTAATACCAATCAAGCGCCATTGTTTGATATAGTAGACAACAATGGAATTAGTTACGGAGATACCAGTGTATATAATGGATCTACCTTCAAAGGCACACAGTTATTTTCTTACAAAGTTGGCAATAGTATCAATGATAGCGTTTTAGGTTTTCCATTAAGCTATCAAAATGTAGCAAACATTGGTGATATAGTTTTTAATTTTAATCTAGCAACTGATAGTTTTCAATACAAACAAACTACAAATCTTATTACACAAAAAATTGATGTAGGATTTTTAGTAGGACAAGACTATGCAGGCCGTCCTATGTACCAGAACGGTTGGCAAATTTGCAATACTAAAACTGTACAAGCCGCTGTTAGAATTTATAAAAATTCTAAGATTACAAATAATTTTAATTTAGATATATTTGACGATATTACAAATCTTTCAGATTTAGTTGTTCGCATTTATGTTAACGGGCAAAGATTAAATTCTACCGAATGGAAGTTAGTTGATACTACTCTTTATAAAAAAATTGTATTAAACACAGCAATATCGTTAACAGATGTGTTGACAATTAAAGCATTTGCTGCACAGCCTATAAATTCTAACGGTTATTATGAAATACCGATTAATTTACAAAATAATCCATTAAACGATAGTATGGCGGACTTTACATTAGGTGAAGTTACCGATCATGTAAACACAATCGTAGACAATATTGATTTTATTGGAGCTTTTCCGGGTGAAAGCGATTTAAGGGATCTTGGTAATATAACACAATACGGTACACGTTTTGTGCAACATAGTGGACCATTAAGTCTTAGCTTATATCATATAACAAGTGAAAATACAAATGTAATTAAAGCAATTGAAACTGCTCGAGATGATTACAATAATTTTAAACGTAATTTCTTATCTATTGCTTCTAACTTAGGTATAGATGCAGATCCAGTTACTATGGTTGATTTAATTTTACAAAAAATTAATGCCAACAAACCAAATACAGCACCTTATTATTTTACCGATATGGTTCCATACGGTGCAAAATTAGTAACAGATTTGCCTGTTGTTGACGGTAGAATTAAAAAGTATCCTCTTACAACTGTATTCAATTTAGACACAATGTCTAATAAAGCGGTTGGTGTATATTTAAATCAAGTACAACTTGTGTATGGAACCGACTATACTTTTGATAGTCAAGGATTTATTGATATAATACATTCTCTAGTTACCGGTGATACTATAACTACCTACGAATATGAAAGTACTGACGGTTGTTTTATCCCATCAACACCTACAAAATTAGGAATGTGGCCAAAGTATGAACCAAAGAAATACTTAGACACTACATTATTGACTCCTGTAAACATTATTCAAGGACATGACGGAAGTTTAGTCTTAGCATACAATGACTACAGAGATGATATTATTTTAGAATTAGAAAAACGTATTTTTAATAACATAAAAGTTCAATACGATCCTACTATTTTTGATATTAATGATATTATTCCTAGTTATAATAGAACAAATGATTATAGCCGAGTAGAATTTGAACAAGTATTAGCACCTAATTTTTATAAATGGACAGGATTAATTGGTAGCGATTTTACTAAACCTCTAAGCTACGATATTGGAAATCCATTTACATACAACTACAAACGTAGTACTGGACCTACTGGTGGAAAGATACCAGGATACTGGAGAGGTATTTACAAATATTTGCTAGACACTGACCGTCCAAACATTTGTCCTTGGGAAATGCTAGGGTTTAGTATTATGCCTAGCTGGTGGATTAGTGTCTATGGGCCTTCTCCTTACACTAAAGATAATCTTGTAATGTGGCAAGATATATCTGAAGGTATAATTAGAGAACCTGGAAAACCTTTAGTATATCAAACCAAATATGCTAAACCTTTCTTAATGAACTGCATTCCAGTAGACGAGTCTGGTAATTTATTAAACCCAACAATAACAGGGTTAGCCAATGGTCCAATTACACCAAGTGTTGATGGCGATTATGTATTCGGTGATGTTGCGCCAGTTGAGAATGCTTGGCGTAGAAGTAGTTATTATCCGTTCAGTGTTATTGCAGCCAGTTTATTATTAACTCCTGCAAAAACATTTGGAACATTATTAGATAGAAGCAGAATTGTTAGAAATCTCGCCGGTCAATTGATTTATAAAGACACTGGTTTGCGTCTACGTCCAATGGATATAATTCTGCCAAGCATATATTCTAGTGAAAACAGAGTACAAACATCTGGTATTATTAACTATGTTATAGATCTTATTTTAAATTATATTTTTAGTAATAATCTTGCTAGCTATAACAGTTACGAAACTGATTTGGCATTAATGACAGCACAACTAAGTTATCGTGTTGGTGCATTTACAAATCAAGATCAATTTAATCTTTTACTAGAAAGTAAAACTCCGATGAGTACTGGAAATGTATTCATTCCAAAGGAAGATTATAGTATATTCTTAAACACAAGTAGCCCTGTTAAGAAATTAACTTACAGCGGTGTAATGATTACTAAACTTCAGACAGGATATCAAGTCCGTGGATATAGTAGAACGCAACCGTATTTTTATTATTATGATTTCCAGCAATCAGGATCAGCAATAAATGTCGGCGGAATAAGTCAAACATATTCTGTTTGGACTCCAGGCCAACAATATATTGTAGGGTCTATTGTTGAATATAATAACAAATATTATAGAACAGTAGTTGCTAATACCGAGTCAACATTTGATACACAATATTTCCAAGTATTACCTGGCTTGCCTGCTGTAGGCGGCGTTGATGTTATTTTTAGAAAAATTTGGGATCGCTCAACTTTAATTACTGTACCCTATGGAACAGAGTTTAGTTCTGCTCAGGAAGTAGTAGACTTCTTACTAGGCTATGGTGAATATTTAAAAAACCAAGGATTTGTATTTGATGACTATAATAGCAATCTTGAATCTGTGTTAAACTGGGAAACTAGTGCAAAAGAATTTTTATTTTGGAGTACACAGAACTGGAGCACTGGTCAAGAAAAGTGGAGTGATTGGAAACCAAATCAAGCAATTTCTTATGGAACTATTTTAAGATATAACGGAAATTACTATAGTGCTATAACTAATATTCCTCCTAGCGCCGAATTTAACGCAGACGATTTTAATAAATTAGATGGGTTAAGTGCTGCAGGAGCAAGTGTTATCAGTTTAAGCCCAAGCGCGGCTGCTGTAACATTTACAACTACACTAACTGTAGTTGATGATATTAGTAACAAGTTTAATAATTACGAAATTTTTAAAGTAGACGGAACTAGTATTTCTCCTAAACAAATGGACAGTTATAGAGAAGGTAACACTATTACCTATGCTCCAAGAACAACTGATGGAATTTATAGTGCTAGTTTTTACTTAATACAAAACGAACACGTTGTTACAATTAAAAATACTGATATTTTTAATGATGTAATTTACAATCCTCCAAGCGGATATAGACGTGAACGTATTAAGGTAAGTGGTTATGTAACCACTAACTGGTATGGCGGATTAGATATTCCTGGATTTATATTTGATGCTGCTAGTGTAGATAGCTGGCAACCATGGCAAGACTATAATATGGGAGACATAATTCTACATCAAGGACATTATTATAGTGCAAATAAATTTTTAGCAGGGTCGGACACATTTGTTTCTAGCGATTGGTCTGTAATGTCTAAAACACCTAGCCCAGTTATTATGCCAAACTGGACTAATTTGGCAACACAATTTACAGATTTCTATAGTTTAGAAGTTGATAACTTTGACTCTCAACAACAAAAGATGGCACAACATTTAATTGGCTATCAAAAACGTCAATATCTTGAAAATATTATTCAAGATGATGTTAGCGAATTTAAATTCTATCAAGGAATGGTTCGTGAAAAAGGAACACAAAATGTTCTTAATAAGTTGTTTAATGTTTTAAGTTCAGACAACGCAGAAAGTTTAATGTTCTACGAAGAGTGGGCGTTACGTGTTGGTCAATATGGTGCCAATCGTGCATTTGAAGATGTTGAGTTTGTATTAGATGAAGGCAATTTTAATAGTAATCCTCAAGCTGTAGCACTAGTACAACATTACGATTCATCTATTAATGATTTTGTTATTCAACAAGCTGCACAAGATGTATATCTAAAACCAGCAGGATACAATTCTAATCCGTTTCCTGTGTTTGATGATACTAATCCTTACAAGCCATTGTTACGTAGTGCAGGTTATGTTAACCCAGCAGACGTATTATTAAGTTTAGGAACTATAGACGAATTAACTA